TCAAATGACCAGTTTTTTCCACTCCTTGCCGCGTGCATCGTTGTAAATATCGGTCATTTTTTGATTCGAATGACCCAGCAAAATTTGGGTATCAATTCCCTGCTCTCTGAACAATCGCTCTGATAAAGATCTCTGCTCATGGAAAGAGGGTGGGGTGCCATTAGCACGCCAGTTGTAATCCACAGAATCCCGCGCTTTTTTAAATGCAACGGTTAACGTTGCTGGCTTAACCATCCCGCCGCGCTTAGCTGTCCCTTTCGCGTGATGATGGTGCAATAGCCACGGACTAAGAACGCAATCGCGACAGGATGACACCACATCATCCAGGGTGAGATTTAATTTATCGCAACGCAGAGCCAGAGGGATGGCAATCCGGGTTCCTGTTTTTTGCTGTTCGACATGAAGATAACCATCCCGGATATCCGAAAATTGCATTTTGCAAATATCTGAAAGGCGCTGGCCTGTCATCAGTGCCAGCAGCATACCGCGCTGTAAAAAGTAACCATCCTTTTCCGCTGCGTTATAAATCATCGTCCACTCATCAAAAGTCAGTCGCTGTCTTGATATCCGCACCTGTGGTTTTTTTGCCGATTCTGCAGGGTTAAAGCCTGGCGGGACATCGCCCGTTTGCTGAGCCTCCCGGAAAACATCGATCAGTACCTTCCTGAAAATTTGTCCCATTCTGTTATGTCCTCTGGACTTGTACTCTTCCAGCACCGATACCACATCCTTTACGGTTATGGCATCTAACGGTCTGGTGCCAAAACGTTCATCAAAAACCCTGAGAGGGGCCGCTTTCTGTTTCAGCGTGTTGAGTTTGATTTCTCCGTTTTCATATCTTTCCTGTTGAATTTTTCTGTAATTATTCAGAAAAATGGAAACGGTTGATGAACCGCCGGTATCATTAATAATTTTCTCCTGCAGACTGAGCATTTGCTCCATTTGTTGTCTGGCAAGACGGCTGTTCGCTTCTGCTGCAATGGTTTCCGCCAGTTTCTGGTCAATACTGCCGAGTCCATGATTTTTACCTGTGATGGGATGCCTGTAACGCCAGTAAACTTTGTTATTTCTTTTGTCAAAATACGGAGATAATCCCGGAACAGCGGTTTTATATTTTCGCGGGCGTGCCATCTTCCAGTATCCTCTTTAAAGCAGGGTGATCTGTGGCGATCACCTCCGGCTTGTTTACCATTCCGACAAAGCGAGCTCGCGGATCCACTCGCCAGTGTCTTCCAACTTTTTTGGGGAGAGGAAATATCATTCCGGCTTTAGCGTATTTACTTAACGTGCCCGGAGTAGGGACCGGATCGCTGAATTCCTCTTTTGCCCACTCAGTGAGCAGAATAAGTCTTGCCATGAGTATCGTTCGCTAATCATGGTCGCCGCCACTATAGCTGGGGGCGACGACCGGGGTTGAACATTAAAAATCAGACTGATTCGGGATCAGTTTTTGCCAGATTGCTGAAACGTATTTCGCCTGGTGACGGGCATCATCCAGCGCATTGTGGCGTATGCCTTCGAATTGAATAGGCGTCCTGGCATCGAAGTCTATGGATTTTCCCAGTTCAATGATTGTGCGTACATCGCGATCGTTGTAGTAGCGCCACGGGCAGGGGATACCCTGCCGTTTATATGAACGGCGTAAAATCACGTTGTCGAAGTTGGCTCCATTTCCCCAGACCTGAACAAAAAATTCACCGGAGTTTTCGTCGATAAATTCCCGCAATTGCAGTAGTGCATCATCTAACGGAATTTCATCGGTCAGAATGGCAGATTGCGCCTCACGTGATTGCTTCAGCCACCATTTAATGACGTCACGATCAATGACTCCGCCAGCAGTATCCAGATCGATGGTCTTGCTAAATTCCGGTCCCATATCTCCGGTTTGTGGATCGAAAAATATTGCGCCTATTGAGATAATCGGGGCATCGGGATTTTTTCCCATGGTTTCAAGGTCGATCATCAGATGAATCCCCGCTCTGCTGGTGGATGTGAGCTTATGATGACCGTTCACCTCAATTAAGGGATCTGTCGCCTCGCCAGTTTTATTATCGCTGGCGTGATGCTGATTGCCGCCAGGGTTCTCCTTGTGTGGATGTTCAGCGCCTTCCATTTCCTCCGGATCATTTTCCTGAACTTCAACCTGATTCTCTTCATCGAATGTTTCCTGGTATGTTGCGTCGCCCATCACCGCGCCACAATCAGGGCAGTTGCCGCCACAGCTCTGACCGCAGGCGGTGCAGACTTTTTCCGGTTCCTGTTGCGCTACTGGTTCGGATTGTTTCGTTTCTGGCTCGTTTTGTAACGCATTTGGGCTGTTTTGTTCCGCTTTTTGGTCGTTCTGTTCCGATTCTTGCTGGTTCTGGTTTACAGAATCGCGGGTTTCAATCCCCTTCACCCATTTCGGATCATTCGGGTCGCTAATCCCTGCAACAAATTCTCCGCGAGAGGCAGCAAGCAACTTATCGGCGTCAGGCTGGCTGATATTGGCTGCCTGCATAATTTTGTTTACTTCTTCAGCGGTAACTTTTACCGGCTCTGGTTGTGCGGTCGTGTCAGATGCACCAGTATTTTGTTGTGAGCCTGAGTATGTACCGTTTTTGCGGGCAAAATATTCTTCTTTCGTGATTTCAGTAGCCCCTGCAGTCAGCGCCTTATTCAGACCAGAAAGTTTGTTTGCACGACCATATTTTTCGCCATCTTTATCTGTGAAGAGGAAGTAGAACGGCCCCTCACGCTCTACAGATGGTTCGACTTCCACTTTGCATTCGGTTTTTTCGTTGTCCGGAATTGCCGTTTCCACTGCATCAGTTTCTGGTACTGGCGACGAGAGAGTATCAGTTGCGCTCTGATTTGTTCCTTCATCTTCAAACACGCCCTTTGTAGTCAGGTATTCAGTAATGTATTTGTTCAGTGCCACAGGGTCTTTGTGAATGTCGATCGGACGTTCACGGACAAGGCCAAAAATAGTCTGGCGGTCGTAGCGAAGGGCATCAGGCTGTTTGCGCATTGATGCCGAGATACGCTTCCAGTCTTCGCGGTCGTTGTCGATAACTTCATTTTTTGCCCAGCGATGGATGCTGCCGTCAATGTTTCCGGCATCAATGTCATCAGGCCACAGAGCGTAGGCCAGTTCATCATCCAGTGTTTTCCATGTCTGCTTGTATTCGCGACGAATGGTGGCAGTGGCTGGGGGGATTTTCGCTACTGAGTTTTCAGTGTTCTGCCGGTTGACTCTGGCGCGGGCAAGATCAACAACAGACATGTATTTCCCGGTTTCTTTGCGTTCGGCTTCGCGACGTTTTTTCCAGGTGCGTAATTCTGTCTGGATCTCAGGCCATTTTGCACCCGGCTTACATTTATGTTTAACCCACCCGATGGCGAGCAGCTTAAGCTCTGAATACATGACGTTAACTTCAGGCATTTTCATCAATGCCTCAACGATATGCCCATCGAATGTTGCCATGTCTTCCTGCAGTAATTCCTGAGCACTAATCACCATATCAACGGTGATGTTTTCACATGTACCGAACTTAACCAGGACCGCGTTCTGTACTTCAAGGGACAGCTTGTCAAAATTGACGTTCATCGGATCGGATTCTGGTTCGACCGGAATAAAGGAAGCGGATTCCTCATCCCAGCGGTTTTCCTGCATATATTCGGTATCCCAGGAGTCGATAGCAGGGCGGGGCATGCCGGGTTTATCCTCGCAGACAAGAAATTTATAAGCGCAGTCCTGAGCAGCCGGATATTGCTCCAGGAATTGCCAGGTAAATTTGGCACGGGCGCGGCGTTCGTCACCGGCTTCAATGGCAGTGGCTACAGCAACTGCACCTTCTTCCTTTATTGCCTGTTCGTCCGGAATGGCGGCGCAAATAAAGACTTTACTCATTTTGTTTTAACCTCATTACAGATTTAAGGGTGAACAAATCCCTGCCATTGCTGGCATCTAAAAATGAAACCGGATATTAATTACGGTGCTGCTTTAAGTCCTGCCGGGATTTCGTTATTGTCCATGCGAATAACTTTATCAACCGGATAACAGTTGCCGGGAATTTTCTGTTCCGCTGCGGCAGCCATGCATTCTTTCATTGAGTCATGTATACCAATAACAAGATCGACTGGTTCGCCTGTATTAAGAAAAACTGTCAGAACGAGTGCAAATGCTGTATTCATTGTCAGCGTCCTTTTTGCATCAGGCGTAAACGGGCCAGCATTGAAACAATGCATATTTTATTTAATAACTCCCGTTCGTGTTTTCTCTTATTAATGGCATCTTCAGTAAATACAGGGTTACTGATTCTGACACCAATTTCAAAACAACCTTCAGACGTATTAACGTTTGGTAATAACGTTTCCATTATCGCGTCCTCAACAATGAATTTTGTGATGCGGTGCCTGGTGCCTCCAGGTGACGTTAACCAGTTAACAATTAACGCCGGATACAGAGAATCCACCCATAACACTGTTTTTGGTTTTAACTGTTCCGCGTGCGCTTAGCCGCATTCACCACATCACAAAATTCACTTTAAAAAGGGCGGCAGAGCAGTCACGGAGTAAAACTGATACCGCCAAACGTCACCAGAAAATTGATAACAGAGGGCGTTGCAGCGAGGTTGTCACTTAAGCGTATGGTCAACCTGACAACCCGGTGTCCTCAACGGGGGAAGGAATAACCCCGCCATACTTACCGCCGCGCCATTTCGCGGATTGCCACAACCGGAAGCGCACGGTCGAAGTAATTTAACGACAAACCTCATAGGTGAAGGCCTTCGCCGTACGCTTTCGTGTTATGCCCTGACTTTTCAGGGATATATCCTTTCAGTAAACTGTCAGTGCCGGATTCTTATCCGTGTCCGGCGCACGACCACACGTAGCCCCGTATTGGTCTCCATTTCTAACCCAGAACCTAAATGGAGGATAAAATGGCAAAATTTACAGTCAGGATCGAACTTCGCGATTCCAGTTCCGCTGATTACGATAAGCTTCATGGGATTCTCCAGAACGATTACAACCTCTTTAGGGAACACCTACCGTCTTCCTAATGCCGAATATATATATTCAAGCAAGAATGAAGACAAAGAATCTGTTGCTGACCTTGCTGAATCAGTGGCCTCAAAAGTTAAGAAAAATCCCGGAGTTCTTGTTACCGAATCTAATGGGCGCTATGTAAAAAACTTAGATGATGCTTAACCTTCATCATCACGACCTGACTCAATAGCGTGCAATGCCAGCCAGATGCGGGCTTCAGTGCCTGCATTTGGTTCCAGTTGCTGGAGGCGTTTTGCATCCTCCAGAAGCAGAGCGATAACGTGTTTTAATTCTGTTTCGTTCATTTTATTCACCTGAATGTCTTACCAACCAACGACGCGCGCCAGATTCGGTTTTAAACGTTTTGCTTTTTGTATACGTCATCGCCGTGAACGTTCCGTCCTGGTTGGGAAACACGCCGCACACCAGAGATTCGTTGTTGCCAAGATCGATAGTTTCCATGTTGACCTCATTTCCCCTTATCGCCGGGGTAGCGGAACAAAAACCTGCTGCATAGTTAAAAGTTGAACCCTGCCGTCACTTTCGAATGCCTCGGGCTGGCTACATTGACCCCTGATCACCTGCCTGGTAACTCGAAGTATTGCCCGGCGTTCTGTGGGGCGGGGTGGGTTGGTATGTTGTCAAGGTAACAAGAGTTACCAGCAAAGTCAACATGATGTTGCAAAAGGTACATATAGGGCCGCAAAAAAACCCGCAATGAATGCGGGTTCTGACTCAGTCTAAATATTGATGTATTTGTGAAACTTTACCTTTAATAGTGTAACCACCATTCAGTTCAATGGGTTTGTAAAGCGGATTCAGTGACAGCAGATAGATGTTTGGTCCGTCAATCGCAACTTTTTTTAGTGTTACGTTCGGCGTTCCTTCCAATTGGATTAAGATTATTTTTCCCACCAGTTCTCTAATGTTACTTGAGCATGGAGTGATCAGCACGGTAGATCCGTCGGGGATGGTTGGGAGGCCGTTAGAGTTCGTCATCGCATCTCCCTCAACGCGCAATAAAAAAGAGTTTTCAGCGGTTTTTGTCATGACATCAACCCAATTCTTAATACCAGGAATCTCGGTTACTGGGCAACTCATATCCCAATAACCAGCCTGTTCCCACGTTAAAACGGGCAACCGGGCGATGTTGTCACTAATGTAAAGGTGCTGATTCAGACGCAGATCGTCGGTTTTATCGTGACCATCCTTTCCATAAAGAATCCATTCAGGAGATTTGGAAAGCAATTTTGACAGCAGATGCAAATTCTCACCGTCAGGTTTTGAAGAGCCATTTTCCCATTTTGTTACGGATACGCGAGATATGCCGATTGCTTTCGCAACCTGCTGTTGAGTTAGTCCAACGTCTTTTCGACGATTCCGAATACGTTCGCTGATAGTGTTTTTCATGTAACCAATGTTACTACCAAGTAATGTTACTATGGTTGACATCATTATGTAACTATTGTTACCCTCTTGTTCGAAATAACAGGAGAGTTTTATGTTCAAAGATGATGTTCTGCGCTATTTCAAAAAAAAGCGACTAGTAGCTGAGGCTCTTGGAATTTCACATGTGGCTGTTGTGCGGTGGAAAGCAGTTATTCCCAAACTTCGCGCAATGGAGCTGGATGAAATTACTAACGGTGAATTGAAATACAATCCAGAACTTTACAAGAAGCAGGATAACACCTCGAACGAAGGAAAGAATGATTCATGAAAATCAAGCATGAACACATCCGCATGGCGATGAATGCCTGGGCGTATCCGGACGGTGAAAAAGTTCCGGCGGCTGAAATAACCCGGGCTTATTTTGAGCTGGGTATGACGTTTCCGGAACTGTACGACGATTCACACCCAGAAGCCCTGGCTCGCAATACTCAGAAAATTTTCCGCTGGGTGGAGAAAGATACTCCTGATGCGGTTAAAAAATTCAGGCGTTGTTACCAGCGATCGAAAAGGCAATGCCGCCACCGCTGGTGGCCCGAATGCGTAGTCACAGTTCGGAGTATCACCGGGAGATTGTCGAGCGACGGGATCGGCTGGTGAAAGATATCGATGAGTTCGTTGCATCAGCGATCGTTCTGTTCGACCAGATGAATCGCGGTGGTCCGGCAGGAAATGCCGTGGCGGTGCATTGACTGGCAATATTTATACTGGATCGCTTCCGGTAGTGCGTGATTAAGAGATTCGGTATCAGAAGAGGCAATTATGGCCGCATTACCATACATGCAACTGTACATAGCTGATTACCTGGCCGACACCATGCATTTGTCAGCAGAGGAGCATGGTGCGTATTTGTTACTGATGTTCAATTACTGGCAAACAGGAAAGCCAATACCTAAAAACAGGCTGGCAAAAATTGCCCGTCTGACTAACGAGCGATGGGCTGATGTTGAACCATCCTTGCGGGAGTTTTTTTGCGATAACGGCGATGAATGGATGCACCTTCGGATTGAGGAAGATCTGGCATCAGTCAGGGAAAAATCAATAAAAAAATCGGCTGCGGGAAAAGCATCTGTTCAGGCCAGGAGAAACAGAAAGGAATCATATGCTCAAACAAAACACGAGCGAAATTTAACAGGTGTTCAAACAGACGTTGAAATGGTGTTTGAACATGGCGCGAACACAAAGGCAACTAATAAAGATACAGATAAAGATCTAAAAACAGATCCCCCCCTAAATCCCCCCCGGGGGAATCGAGGTGTCAAAAAGTTTGACCCTCTGGATATTGCTTTGCCGAACTGGATTTCTGTCTCGCTTTGGCGTGAGTGGGTTGAATTTCGCCAGGCATTGCGAAAACCGATTCGAACGGAGCAGGGCGCTAACGGGGCGATACGGGAGCTGGAAAAATTCCGCCAGCAGGGTTTTTCACCTGAGCAGGTGATTCGACACAGCATCGCCAATGAATACCAGGGCTTGTTCGCGCCGAAAGGTGTTCGACCTGAGACGTTACTCCGACAGGTTAACACCGTCTCGTTACCGGATAGTGCGATCCCGCCAGGCTTCAGGGGGTAACTGACCATGAAAAATATTGCGGCAAGCGGTGTTCTTGAACGTATCCGCAGACTGGCCCCACAGCATGTAACCGCGCCGTACCGGACACGGGAAGAGTGGTACGAGTGGTGGCTTGCTGAAGGGCGAAAACGTAGTGAGGAGATTAATCGCCTGAATAACAAGATTCATGCGGAAAAAATTCTGAACCGTTCGGGTATCCAGCCGTTGCACCAGAAGTGTTCGTTTGCGAATTACCGGGTGCAGAACGACGGGCAACGCCACGCGCTGAGTCATGCAAAATCCATCGCGGACGAACTTATGACCAGGTGCACAAATTTCGTGTTCAGCGGTAAGCCGGGTACCGGAAAAAATCACCTTGCGGCAGCCATCGGCAACCATCTTCTGGCGAAGGGGCGGAGTGTGATTGTGGTCACTGTGGCTGATGTGATGCTGGCGTTGCACGGCAGCTACGACAACAAAAACTCGGGTGAAAAGTTTTTGCAGGGATTGTGCAACGTTGACCTGCTGGTTCTGGATGAGATTGGCATGCAGCGTGATACACGCAATGAACAGGTCACTCTGAACCAGATAGTCGACCGCAGAACGGCTTCGATGCGCAGTGTCGGGATGCTGACGAACCTGAACCATACCGCGATGAGCACCCTTCTGGGAGAGCGAGTGATGGACCGCATGACCATGAACGGTGGTCGCTGGGTGAATTTTAACTGGGAAAGCTGGCGTTCGAATGTCGGTCAGCCAGGAACAGAGAAGTAATTTTTACCGGGAGAAAAATTTTATGGAAACCGTTTTTGACGCACTGAAAGCAATGGGCAAAGCCACGTCGGTAGAGCTGGCTGCGCGACTTGATATCAGTCGTGAAGAAGTGCTGAACGAGCTGTGGGAGCTGAAAAAGGCTGGTTTCGTTGATAAAAGCGTATACACCTGGCGTGTGGCTGATAACAACGCTCAGCAGGAACAGCCAGAGCAGGCAGAACCGCCGGAAGAAACCACCACGGCAACAGTCGCGAAAATACCGGAGTGCGATTTAACCGCGACGATTGAACAACGTGGTCCACTAACTGCGGATGAACTGGCTACGTTGTTCGGTACCACATCACGCAAAGTGGCTTCAACGCTGGCTATGGCAATCAGCAAAGGACGCCTGATTCGCGTAAATCAGAACGGTAAATTTCGTTACTGCATACCGGGTGATAATTTACCAGTAGAGCCGAAAGTTGAATCGGTAGCGGAAACCAATGGTAAAGCCTTTCCTCAGCCAGCAGGTGTTGCGTTACCAGTACAGGAAGCTGCAGCACAGGAAGATATTAAAACAGAAACTGTGGCGGACATTGTACAGTCGCAGTCATCGGTAACGGAAAAGCGAGTGGATAATCTGGTTCTGCCATCGCTGCGACAGGCAAACCGCGAGCTGCGTAGGGTGAAAAGTGATATCCGGAAGTGGGAGCGTGTCTGTGCTGCGCTGCGGGAGCTGAACAAACACAGGGATATTCTCCGGAAGATTGCAGCTACCGGAGAACAATAGCAGTGGGCAACCGGAAGACGTGGTGCAGGGCTGAAACCCTGATACTCCGGCAGTGTGCGGGAACCATGCGGGTGAAAGACATCGGGAAGCTGACGGGGCGTACGGAGGCGGCAGTAAGAACAAAAGCGCGGGAACTGGGTATCAGTCTGATGTTGCGGGGTGATTTTCACCAGTCGGTAAAAATGCCCCGGAGCAGCGTTGAGGTGATACGACAGCTACATGAGCAGGGCATTTCACGTCGCGAGATAGCGGAAAAATTCGAAATGCCGCTGCGCACGGTGAATAACTATGTTTATTTCGACAGGAGGGTTCAGGAGTGAGAGTGAGGGTTTCTATCGCCGGTCCAATGACGGGGTATGAAAATTTCAACCGTGAGGCATTTCACAAGGCGGAAGAGGAACTGAAACGGGAAGGGCATACCGTCCTGAATCCGGCAGTGCTTCCGGACGGGCTGACACAGCCGCATTACATGGATATCTGTATGGCAATGATTCGTTGCGTGGATGCGATTTACATGCTGAAAGGCTGGCAGCGGTCGGCAGGCGCTAAGGCAGAACTGGCGCTGGCGGAGAAACTGGGACATGCGGTTATTTTTCAGGAGGCAGCCAGTGAGCAAGACTGATTATCAGGCGCTACGGGAACGTTATTCACCTAAGCCAGTACCTGAATGCTCTGTTTGTGGCGAGGAAATGTCGATGCAGCGCATATCTTCCGGAACGCATATTGTGTATGCCTGCACAGGCGAGGGGGATGATGGATATTTAAAGTTTGGTCGAACTTTTGCGGATGAGCATTACCTGAAATCGCGTGTAACCGTCGTTGATGTTAGCGATCCTGACGTACTGTCACTGCTGGACGAGCTGGATGCAGCAAAAAATCGCATTGCAGAATTGACAGACGCGCTTACACAAATGATTAATGCGCATAAAACCACAATTCGTTTGGGTCATGAACGCATAACTGAATGTGGTGGTGACTGCGATTCGCCAGAAAAGATGATTTCAGAAAATCCGGATATCAGAATGGCAGAGGCTGTTTTGAGAACGGGAATAAAAACTGAATAATTAAATTTAGCACAGCAAATTTAATTTAATCCTTAACCGGAGGGATTTCTGCACCCTCAGAACATCAGGAGGCTGCCCGAAAGGACGGTAGCAATATGCGAAAGTTCAAAATAATTATTGAAACGGGAATAGCTGGTGGAAATTTTGAGGATGTATTCGAAGTGGACGATGATGCGACACCTGATGAAATAAATGACGAAGCAAAAGAAATTTTCTTTAACTACTGCAATTACTCATATTACGAAATAAAAGACGAAGAGGAAGAACAAAATGGCTGATATTGCCGATCAGGCATCAGAGATCGAAGAACTTCAGCGCAATAGTGCCCTGCAAAATACCAGACAAATTTTCGTTCCGTATCCTCCACTCATTGTTGTGAGTGTGGCGAGCCGATAGATAAACGGCGGCGACTGGCCGTTAAGGGGGGCCGGACTTGTACCAGTTGCCAGGAGGATCTGGAGCTTATCAGTAAACAGAGAGGTTCGAAGTGAGAGAAATTAACTATCAGGCACTGCGTGAGATAGCAAAACAGGCAACACAGGGCGAATGGGGCGCATTTATTTCGCCGGGCAAACACGGCACGTACGCCGTGCACACACCAGGAGATAATCATCACGGAGATATTGTCGACTGGCCTGGATTCGACGAACAGAAAAACGCAGAGAACAACGCTCGTTATATCGCAGCTTTCAACCCAGAAGTAGCGCAGGAGTTGCTGGATGAACGGGAAACCCAAAACAAGCGCATAGCAGAACTGGAGAAAAGCGAAGAACAACTCATCAATGAGCGTGACCATGCTGAGTCTGCTTTAGATGATATGTACTTTGCAGCAACCGGTAACAGGCCGGAGTGGAGTAACTGGTTCGGCTTTTCAGATGCCGTCGATGCCGTGGTTGACAGAATTGCTGATTTGGAAGCCAAACAGCCATCGCCAGTAGTACCGAAAGGACTGGTTAAAGCAGTGCGCTTCTATGAACAGGTTAAGCGTGAAAATCCGCCAGTCGAAACCGGAGCATGGAAAGACGCTGTTGATTGGGTACTCAAAGAGGCTTGCCAGGCTGTAAACATTGGTACCAAAGGAGATTGATATGAGCACTTTTACCGACAAAGAAATGATTAAAGAAATCAAAGAGCGCATAGGCAGCCTGGACGTGAGAGACAATATTGAGCGCCGAGCTTATGAAATAGCGTTAGCCTCGCTGGAAGCATAACCTGTAAGCCAAACTTGCAAGTTGCCTCCCATGTCATCCAACGAAGTTAACGACGCGGCATGGAAATTACACAACATATTGACAGAACATGGCCCTCTGAACGGGCGTCAGTTCAATAATCTGAAAGGTTGCTTCTATGAGGTATTTAAGATCGCAATGCGCAACTATCCGGTAACTCCGGATGGTTGGATAAGCTGTAGTGCGCGAATGCCTGAAAAGGGCGAGAACGTGCTTATTTCAGTGAATTTCGATAGCTCTCTGGTTGAACCGCTAATATGCTCCGCACGCTATACCGGAAGCACCTTTCGGCGCGGAGATGCAACGATTAAGCCGGGTAATGGTATTGAGCAAGCAACTCACTGGATGCAGCTACCGGAACCGCCGCAGGAGGTGAGTCAATGAGCTGGCCTGAAGCATTTGCAACGGCAGGAATTGCGATGGCGGTGGCGCTGGTGGTGTATTCGATTTGCCGCTGGGGGTAAGGCATTAAGAACGCGCCTTGTGTACATAAGCAGGGCGCTTAACGCACAGAGTTAAATATCGACATAACGAAATCTTATCTTCTATTGCTGCTGTGATAACACGGACACATATTTATCATGCACGTGCACGCTAAATGTGGGAGGTTATCGTGCTGGTTCTGAAATGCGCGCTGGCTATTGTGGCTGTAATGGCAATTTATTGTCTTGTTATTGTTCTCATGGATCACCTTTCTGATTGATTTCATATTGGCGAGGTGATGGGAGTTAAGTAGAATTGCTGCGGGTGCTTGAGGCTATCTGCCTCGGGCATGAACACCAACGGCAGATAGAGAAAAGCCCCACCCGACTATAAATCGAAGTGAGGCCAGTCTTATGTCTCGACAACTGAAGATTAGCCTCTTACGTGCCGAAAGGCAAGGAGAAGCAGGCTATGAAGCAGCAAAAGGCGATGTTAATCGCCCTGATCGTCATCTGTTTAACCGTCATAGTGACGGCACTGGTAACGAGGAAAGACCTCTGCGAGGTACGAATCCGAACCGGCCAGACGGAGGTCGCTGTCTTCACAGCTTACGAACCTGAGGAGTAAGAGACCAGGCGGGGGAGAAATCCCTCGCCACCTCTGATGTGTCAGGCATCCTCAACGCACCCGCACTTAACCCGCTTCGGCGGGTTTTTTATGGTTTTATAAAGCACCCATAAACCTGAGGATGTAATCTTTAAAGATGAGTGCCAGAGCAGCGGCAACGATAAACCACTGGAGTCGGTCAAACTTGGTTTCCAGTTTATCCAGACGCTTATCAACCGACATTAACTGATTTTGCAAAGAGTTAAAGCGACTATCGACTTCCCGACGCAGATTATCAACGTTTTCTTGTGAAGCATTAAATCGACTATCAATCTCGCGACGTAAGTTATCAACGCTTTCCTGTGTTGCAAGATGTTGCATATTCTGATGGCGATGGAGTAAAGCATTCAACACATCAGCTGGTGCTGAACTCAATTTTTTTGTCGTCACTCATGATGGCCTCCTGTATTGGGGAATTGTGGTACAGGAAAAACCTGTTAAGTAAATAGTAAAGTTAATCGCCTCACTCATCAAGTGAGTAAGCGCAGAAGCGGTTGACGACAACAGAAATCAGAGACAATATTGCCGCACGCCAGCCTGAACAACTGGCACCTGCTGCGCCTGCAGAGAAAACAGATGGCGCACAATACCAAACATCACAATTCTGATACCGACCTTGCCAGCAGGCACGGGCGGCGCTCTCGCGCATTTAAATCTGATTGGTACCAGCATCCCCCATGTACTGAAGAACAAGCTGAATGGCTAATTCAGTGCTACCGCAGACACGGATACGAGATTAAGAAAGCCCTCAGCCTCGATTATCGTCACTGGATAATCTCCGTCAGGCTTCCTTACTCCGAACGCCCACCGCGTCCGTCCCGCACATTCCAGCAACGGATCTGGAGGTAACGTGCGGGTATTACTTCGACCTGTTCTGGTACCGGAACTCGGGCTGGTGGTCCTTAAACCAGGTCGTGAATCCATGCAGGTATTTCACAATCCTCGAGTGCTGGTGGAGCCGGAACCGAAAAGCATGCTCGGTCTGCCGTCCGGAGTCGTCCCTGCCGTTCGCCAGCCGCTGGCGGAGGATAAATCATTACTGTCATTTTTCAGCGACGAACGAGTGATTCGTGCTGCTGGTGGCGCTGGCGCATTGTCTCACTGGTTACTGCGCCATGTTAAATCCTGCCAGTGGCCACACGGCGATTATCACCACAGTGAAACCGTCATTCACCGTTATGACTCTGGCGCGATGGTGTTGTGCTGGCACTGCGACAACCAGTTGCGTGACCAGACCTCCGAATCACTCGGGCTACTAGCTCACCAAAACTTGTCAGCATGGATGATTGACGTCATCCGTCACGCAATGAATGGCACACAGGAGCGAGAGTTATCGCTAGCTGAATTATCTTGGTGGGCGGTCTGCAATCAAGTGGCGGACGCGCTTCCGGAGGCAGTATTACGTCGTTCTCTGGGATTGCGTGCGGAAAAAATCCGCTCGGTGTACCGCGAAAGCGACATCATACCGGGAGAGCAGACAGCCACCAGCGTACTGAAGCAGCGCACAAAAAATCTTGTGCAGCCATCTCACGCCCACCAGCAACAAAACCCACCACAGGAAAAGACGGTGGTCAGCATCACCGTTGATCCGGAGTCACCGGAATCTTTCATGAGGCGGCCTAAACGTCGCCGTTGGGTAAATGAGAAATATACGCGCTGGGTGAAGACACAGCCGTGTACGTGTTGTGGTAAGCCAGCAGACGATCCCCATCACCTGATTGGTCACGGTCAGGGCGGGATGGGGACAAAAGCCCACGATATTTTTACGTTGCCGCTGTGTCGGGAACATCACAACGAACTTCATGCAGATCCGCAGGCGTTCGAAGAAAAGCATGGTTCCCAGGTTGATTTAATTTTTCGTTTTCTTGATCACGCCTTTGCAACCGGCGTGCTTGGGTAAAAGAGGTTACTGATGCGTATAGAGTTTGTTTTGCCTTACCCGCCGACGGTGAATACCTACTGGCGACGTCATGGCAATACGTATTTCATCTCAGAAGCCGGAAAGCGTTATCGCCGTGATGTGGCGCTAATTGTTTGCCAGCAGCGGTTGAAATTAAACCTGTCCGGAAGGCTGGCGATAAAGATTATTGCAGAGCCACCGGATAAGCGCCGTCGTGACCTGGACAATATCCTGAAAGCACCACTGGATGCGCTGACGCATGCCGGACTACTCATAGACGACGAGCAGTTTGATGAAATCAATATTGTGCGTGGTCTGCCTGTTTGCGGTGGGCGACTGGGTGTGAATATATTCGTAATAAGAGGATGTAATGATGTTGCGTGATATTCAGCTGGTTATGGAGCGGTGGGGAGCATGGGCAGCAAATAATCATGAAGATGTAACATGGCCCTCGATAGCTGCTGGTTTTAAAGGATTAATCCCGGCTAAAGTGAAATCACGTCCTCAGTGTTCTGATGATGACGCCATGATAATTTGTGGCTGTATGGCACGATTAAACAAGAATAATCAGTATTTGCACAATTTGTTGGTGGATTATTACGTAGGTGGAATGACATTTATGGCTCTTGCACGTAAGCATAGATGTTCTGATGGGCTTATTGGTAAAAGACTTTATAAAGCAGAAGGTATTATTGAAGGAATGCTTATGGCTCTGAATGTCAGGTTAGATATGGATATGCGGTAGGGATATATAGTGACTATGGTTATGTTTCCTATGTTTATAATCAATGTGTTTATTTTGTGGTCGTGAATTTTATGGAAAGTAAACAAAATGTTGCCAGGTGAATTGAAAATATTGATAATCAATCTTCATCATTAAATAAAAGGAGTGTTTATGTGGATTGTGTTAGCACTGTCACTGTCAACTCTCAGTTGGCATAAGGTAGTGGCTTTTTCATTGTTGACGGTGTCTGTTGTCCTGGCTGTGCTTAATGATATTATTGATTGGCCTGTGTTGTTTTTTGTTGCTACAATCGTTTTTTTTATTATTTTGAAGTTCAACTGGAAATATAACGCCTGGGCTAAATCCATATATGAAGCTGGCATAGTTTTATCAGCCATAGCATTATCTTTCCATTTATGGCCAGGGTTTCACAATCCTGTAGTGCTAAAGTCTGTTACTGTCGGACCTCAAAGCACTCCCTATACAATGTATTTTAATTTTGATAAAGCGCTGGTGCCATTTTTGTTAGTCCTGTGTACAGCTTCTTTGTTTAAAAAAGAAGTGAAATCAGAAGTGTCTTTGTGGAAATGGGGGGCTCTGTTGCTCTCTGTTCCTCTTATCCTTTTTTGGGCTGTTTTTTTTGGTGGGTTAAAGCCAGAGATTCATTTTCCTGAGTGGTTGCCAGAGTTTATATTGGCTAATTTGTTTTTTGTGTCTCTGGCAGAGGAATCATTATTTAGAGGGTATATTCAATCACGGCTATCAGAAGTAACGTCTCCATTGATTGCGTTAATTGTGGCGTCTTTGTTGTTTGGTCTTTTTCACTATTCAGGTGGTGCTTTACTTGTATTATTTGCCACGTTATCTGGTGTTGTGTATGGATTGTCATGGATGTGGAGTGGGCGCTTGTGGGTGGCAACCCTTTTCCATTTTGGTCTGAATCTGTGTCACTTGTTATTCTTTACCTATCCATTCTTAAAACATAATTGATTTTTTCTATGGCCTTAAATTTATAACACTGAAAAATAGCAGGATGTGACATTTGCATGAGAAATATGCACGGCAAAGTATTTACGTACGTAAAAAATCATGTATGCTTTTAAGAGTGGTTATTTCACTGCATAGCCTGAACCCGCCTCTGAGCGGGTTTTTTGTGCTCGCAAAGTAGCGCAGTGCGTTAAATGTGCTGTGGTTATTAATACTGGTCTTTCTGCTTGCTGGCTTTTTCGACATGAGTTATTGGTATGTCACGTTAACCAGAAAAGGGAAAAAGACATGCTAAAACAGCAGGATATGACCGAAACCGCCAGAGTTGTGTTTAATGAATTAAGCGTCACCGAACCGGCGACCGTCGGGGAGATTGCGCAGAATACTTACCTTTCACGCGAGCGCTAATACTGACCCAGCTTGTTATGGCGGGCCTGGCTGATTATCAGTTCGGTTGTTACAGACGCCTTCCGCAGTGAAGGCTTTTTTATTTGTGGTAATGGGCGGCTGGTGGGTGTTAGCGGCACCTGCCAGCCATCTGCTCATGCGTTGGGGTCACAAGCAAACCTCAGGCCCATCTGCTTTGCGCAAAAGCGGAATGAGCCTATCAGAGAAGTGCTTATTGATCTATGGTTAACACTGTAAAAATATCCAGTTGTGAGTTAATCAACGCTGATTGCCTGGGATTTATCCAGACCTTACCGGAAAACTCTGTCGATTTGATAGTCACAGACCCGCCATACTTTAAAGTGAAGCCCGAGGGCTGGGATAACCAGTGGAAGGGTGACGATGATTACCTGAAGTGGCTGGACCAGTGTCTGGCGCAGTTCTGGCGGGTACTGAAGCCCGCCGGAAGTCTTTATCTGTTCTGTGGGCATCGTCTGGCATCTGATATCGAGATCATGTTGCGTGAACATTTCAACGTGCTTAACCATATCATCTGGGCGAAGCCGTCCGGACGCTGGAACGGGTGCAGGAAGGAAAGCCTGAGGGCATATTTCCCGGCAACAGAGCACATACTGTTTGCTGAACATTACCAGGGGCCATATCGGCCAAAAAATGATGGCTATGTGGCAAAGGGGCGCGAGCTTAAACAGCATGTCATGGCTCCGCTGATTTCTTACTTTCGTGATGCGCGTGAATCACTGGGGATAACGCCGAAACAGATAGCGGAAGCCACCGGAAAGAAAAACATGGCTTCGCACTGGTTTGGTGCCAGCCAGTGGCAGTTACCGAACGAAGCTGATTACAGAAAGCTGCAGGCGTTGTTTGCGCGTGTTGCAGCAGAAAAACATCAACGCGGAGAACTGGAAAAGCCACACCACCATCTGGTCAGCACATACAGCGAACTGAACCGGCAATATGTCAGCCTGCTGGAAGAGTATAAATCTTTGCGGCGTTATTTTTCCGTATCAGCTGCCGTTCCTTATACGGATGTCTGGACGCACAAACCTGTGCAGTATTATCCGGGTAAACATCCGTGTGAGAAGCCAGCAGATATGTTGCGGCAGATAATTACAGCCAGCAGTCGTCCGGGGGAACTGGTTGCAGACTTTTTTATGGGATCGGGGGCGACTATAAAGGCTGCGCTCTATCTGGAACGTAGAGCTATTGGTGTAGAGCTGGAAACGGATAGGTTTAATCAAACGGTTGATGAAGTAAGAAACAATAGTTAACTTTTTTTGCGAACTTTTTAATTTTTATAATATTGTATAATTATGTTTTAAATACCTGACATTGTTTGTATTGAAACAGGAGCGGAATTCATTATTATTCTTCGTCGGTTCCAAGGGAGGGTAATTTATGTATCCGGGCATCTCATCCACACCTGAGGAACCAATGCCGACTTAGCTCAGCAGGCAGAGCAACTGACTTGTAATCAGTAGGTCACCAGTTCGATTCCGGTAGTCGGCACCATATGCGGGTATCGTATAATGGCTATTACCTCAGCCTTCCAAGCTGATGATGCGGGTTCGATTCCCGCTACCCGCTCCATCATTATTCTGGCAACACGAATTATACAGCACTGGCGTGTTTTTTTACGTGGGGGCAGGTTGTTTTAATACATCTTTGGTCCTCAGGCTATGGTTTGAGGTCGGTTATAGCCTCAGTGCTGATTTTTTACAACAATGGAATGGTGCATTATCGGTGGAGATTTAGTATTTCCTGGCAGGGCTGATGATGCACTATCCCGGTGTTGTAAAAACACTACAGAGGTGTTCCTCAGTGCGAGGGTGGTTTAAAGAGTCGGTTTAGCGGGAAACCACAGTATCCTTGTGGGGCTGGATGCTTCGGGTGGCACCCGACACTTCTGAATAAAATTAAATCATGCGTTTTTATATGCCATTAACCGCCGCTCCAGGCGGTTTTTTTTTATTCAAAGTTCGGGGTTACAAGTGCTCGCTTCCGCTACTTTGGTTTTTACAATTATAGTTTTTGGGAGAATCTTCATGGGGCGTGCTTCATCCTTTGCAATTCGCTGCTCCTGGTGTATGAGACAATGAAGTCAATGCGGTAACGAAGGTCGGATATCTGCTCAGTTTTATTCTGGTAATTTGGGGCCTTCGCTTTTTACAGATGCGGGCAGCACAAGGTTATTGGGGCGACGGCCATCATTGTTGCATTTGCAGGAGTTATTCTGAGTCCGACAAGAATATGCTGTTGAGTGCACGGCTGGCTGAAAGAAACTGCCACCTGAAGAATGGTGAACTTATTTAGTAGGGGATCCTGGATGAAATTGAACGGGATGATAACTCCGAAATTAGTCCACTGAGGAATGCCTTATACAAGAGATCATGGATAACCCTCGGGTATTTACAGGAAGCAAACGCCACTTACTTCACTACCCCGGAGAAGTGGGGACTGTCAATATGACAGATAACAAAATCTGAAAATGAGTCTCTCCAGTTGAGAAATATACGATGAAGGAGCATTCTGTTCAGCGCAAAGTAATCCGTTTTGTGATGAATAATCTCGAGAGTCATTTTTCATTCCTGCCAGCCTCCCCAGAGCTGGCTTTTTTTTGAGGCCTGTTCTGACGGGCTTTGTTGTATTCGCTCCACGTCCCATACATATCAAATCTGAATAACACCACACAAAGGCATCTGCGGATGTCTTTGGTGTGGTGTTTTTTTTGGTCCGCTGGTGGCCTTTTTTAATTTACAGGAGAAAAAGTATGTCTGAACCCTTATCCGGTTCCGGCACAGCTGCTGCGCTCGGTGGGGCGACTGTTTTCGGGCTGTTTACCGGAACGGATTTCGGGATTGTGTTTGGCGCATTTGCGGGGGCGTTGTTTGTTGCAACGATACCGCAGGCGCTTTCAGCATGGCGGGTGGCGGCACATTTTCTTGTGTCATTTATCGTCGGCGTACTGGGTGCGCGTTTGCTTTCAGCCTGGGTGGCATCAAAAACTGGTTATGACGGCACGTCTGCAGATGCATTGTGTGCGGTGCTGGTATCGCTGGTGTCGGTAAAGATTATGTCATTCATCCACCAGCAGGATATCGCATCACTGGTGTCTGGTCTGTTCTCGCGCCTGCGGGGCGGAGGAGGCGGCAATGTTAAGTAACCTTCCCGGATTGCTGAATGTGGCGTTATGCACGGTTATCGTGCTGACGCTCTTTTTTTATCGTCGTCGTGACTCCAGGCACAAACCGCTGATGTCATGGCTGGCCTGGCTGCTGATGCTGCTGTATGCCTTTGCCCCCCTCAGCTATCTGTGTGGTCGCTCGTTAGCAACGGGCTGGCTGGAGGTGTTTTTTAATCTGCTGTTCTGCGTGCTGGTGATACGCGCACGCGGGAACGTCACAAGAATCTTTCCATTGTTGAGGTGAATATGTCGGGTAAATTCAGATTCAGCCGCCGGAGCGAGAAAAATCTGGAGGGTGTCAGACCACAGCTGGTTGCTGTAGTTCGCCGTGCCCTTGAACTGACGGAGGTTGATTTTGGTATTACGGAAGGTCTGCGCACGAAAGAGCGCCAGAAACAACTGGTCGCGGAAGGAAAAAGCCAGACCATGAACAGCCGCCACCTGACCGGTGATGCGGTGGATGTTGTGGCCTACATTGGCAGCCAGGTGTCATGGGACTGGCCTCTGTACGAGAAAATCGCGCAGGCATTTAAGCAGGCTGCCGCAGAGCTGGGAACTGCCATCGAATGGGGCGGCGACTGGAAAACACTGAAAGACGGACCTCATTTTCAGTTGAAACGCTGATAACCAGGTGGGTTATGAGCAGAAAACACTGGACACACAGAATGCCGCGAGCGGCGGTGAAATGGGCACTGGTAGCGATACTGGTGCCTTTTTTCCTGGTGGGATGCGTCAGCCTGGATAAAGCGCGCCAGCTTTTCGATACAGCTTCTCAGGTCTGTGAAATTGTCGACGATGTTCGGCAGTGTCTGCAGAACTGATTGCCTGTAAGAGCAGAACATTTTGCTGAAAATGAAGGGTGCGTCAGCGACCGGAAAGCATGAAATTCTGAGTTTGTGGTTATTCAATAAAATAAATTCTTTATGTCGCCGCGAATACTCAAATGTTGATCAGTATCCGGTGCGGCGACGGGCTTAGATATCAGGAGACGATGATGGAAAAAACAGAAAACAAACCGTTTGTAATTGGTGCTGATGCTGCTCCGTTTAAGTTTGAGTTGTCTCAACTGGTGGAGATGCGCATCAGTGATGAATGGGGTGAGATTAAAGCCCGCGCGCAGTATGCGGATGGCGAAAACCAGTACCTGATCCACTACAAAGCAGCTGATGGTCGCGCCACGACGGAGTGGTTTGGTGAGTCAATGCTGGAAGCAACAGAAGATAAGCGTCATCCTGGTTGTCCGGTATTTGCCGGTATGGAATTACCGGAAGGTGCGGTAGTTACTGAGTAACAGCATTACAGCAGCCCTTCAGTGAGGGGCTGCGATAATGCAGCATGAGAAGGTGGAATATGGCTGACCTTAACGACCTTCACAGACAGCTTCTGGGAATGCAGAAGCAGGTGCGTTTTGCCACTGCGCGCGCCATCACTGCCACGGTGAGAAAAATTGAAGCGGCAGAGAAAGAAAACCTTCGCCGGAAGCTGGATAACCCGACGCCGTTCACCGTGAACTCGGTGCGCTCAAAAGGGGCAACAAGGGACAATCTGACCGGTCGGGTGTTCATCATGGATACCGCCGTGCCTTACCTTGAACCCTTTGAGGTGGGCGGGCTGCATTATCTCGGTGAGGGGCAGAAAGCTGTACTGAACCCGAAAAATATCCGGCTGAACAAATACGGCAACCTGCCAAAGGCAAAACTGCAACAGCTGAAGGCCAGACCGGATGTGTTCATCGGTAAGGTGACGAACAACTATGGTGAGGATGTTGGTGGCGTCTGGCAGCGTAAGAAAGCGAAAAAAGTGGCAAAAACCAGGAAGCGGAGAAAACGCTCCCCCAATGGCACACGCGCTCCCCGCAAAAAAAGCCGCTCACCAAAGCTGTTGATACGTTTTGGTGATGCACTGCCGGTCACGCCGGTACTGGGTTATCAGGCGCTGGCACACAACATGGCATCGCGTCTCATGAAGACGGAGCTGAGTGTGGCGCTTGAACAGGCTTTAAAGACGGCGAAGTGATGCAGGGCATTGTTGCCCTGAAGAAAGAACGTGCCAGCAGCGTTTTTATTAACGTGATTCATGGCGAGAGTAACCACACTCTCTGCAAACATAAATGTCCCGCTGAAGGCCTAATACTCCAAACGTTGGATCATTTTCAGTTCTGTCGAGCTGAAAAGACGCTTTTTGGCATTTGGGACAGAATTGTGCGCTGGTTGCAGAACAATGGTTCGATTCCAGTTCAGCAACTCTTCGCTTCAAATCTTCTATTTCCTGTGGGACTGACTGAAGTTTTTTTCAGAGTGGTATCTTTTCCAGAAGTGTATTTAATTCGGAGAGTATTCCCATGAATAACCTCATAAACAAAACTCACATTAGCGAACGCGGCATAGCGATATGCCGCCCCGTTGTTTCATATCTTGATGTTGAAAGAGATGAATCCGGGGGCAGGACATTGTATATCCACCGCACAGGAGGTGAAACGCTCGTGTTCCCTCTCAATAAGGAGGCGACCTGCCATCTGGTTGCGTTATTGTCTGATGAAACGTGAGGAAATATATGAAAACCATCAGTCGTGAAAAAATCATCACAGGGTTTTGTGATGGCATTGTGATTTATCGTTATCTTGAGATTTTTGAAACCGCAAGCGGGTGTCGACACTGTCGCCTGGCAGGGTAACGGGTCCTTCCTGGAGACCTTATTGCACGGGCATTGCGCGAGCGCGGTGTTTCGCTAGCTATAAAATTTTGAAATTTGGGTAACAGGTAACAGAGGGTAACAGATGAATCAGGCGGAATTCGCAAAACTTCACGGTGTCAGTCGCAAGACGGTAACGGCGTGGAAGGCCCGTGGCTGGCTGGTTCTGGACGGTGAGGACATCGATGTTGATGCCTCAAACGAGCGGATCCGGCGTTACCGGAAAACTGTTACCCGAATAAAAAATGAGCAAAAAGGTAACACTTTAGGTAACAGGGTAACATCCGAAGGTAACACTCCGGGTAACAACGAAGGTAACAGCATTGCCCTGTACGATGACTCCTCTGATGTATCGAAAGAAGCACGGGTCGAACAGTTCATTGCCAGCCACGGAGCCATGATGACGCTCGATGAAGCCAGAACCATGAAAGAGAACTACTTCGCGCTGCTGGCAAAACTCGAGTATGACGAAAAGAAAGGAACACTGCTTCCCTGGAAACCCATCATTGAGCGGGTCGGGGCGGAGTATACCCGGGTGAGGACGCGCCTTGTTGCCCTTGCGCCGGAACATGGTCCCCGTCTGCGGGCGCTGGCGGGGATGACAGACGATCAGGGATTCACGGCGGCATTGCAGGAACTGATTTACGAGGCGCTGAATGAACTTGCATTTGACAGGCGCGAAACCCACGGAGATACAGTTTGAGGAGGCGCTGCTTTCGTGTCCGCGTTATCTTGCGCCTCCGCCGCCATTATCCTTAAGCCAGTGGGCCAACACCTTCGCTGTACTGTCCCGTGAGACCAGTGCCCAGACGGGGAAATTCCGCTCCTATCCCTATCAGGACGGCATAATGGATGCCATCACCGACCCGTCAGTCACGTATGTGTCTGTGATGAAATCAGCCCGTGTGGGATACACGAAAATTCTTGACCATGTGGTGGGCTATTACCTGGCACATGATCCGTCCTCCATCCTGGTGGTTCAGCCGAGGGTGGAGGATGCCGAAGACTACAGTAAAATCGAAATTGCCCCGATGTTGCGCGACACGCCGGTGCTGGCAGCCATCAGCGGCGACCCGAAGGCAAAAAACAGCAACCAGACCATTCTTCGCAAAACCTTTTCCAACGGCGCAAACCTCACGCTGGTCGGGGCCAACTCCCCCGGCGGTTTTCGCCGTATCACATGCCGCATCATCCTTTTTGATGAGGTGGACGGGTATCCGGCAGGGGGCGCAGGGTCCGAAGGGGATCAGATTGCGCTGGGAACAAAACGTTCCGAAACCTTCTGGAACCGCAAGATTGTTCTCGGCTCAACGCCAACCGTGAAAGGCGTGAGCCGTATTGAAAAAGCCTGGCTGGAAAGCGATCAGCGCCGCTACTTCGTGCCCTGTCCTCACTGCGGTGAATATCAGGTGCTGGAGTGGGGCAGCAAAAGCACCCCTTACGGCATCAAGTGGGAAAAGGACAGCGAAGGTAACGGGCTGCCGGAGACCGCTTACTATCTGTGCCGTCACCACGGCTGTGTGATTGTGCACAGTGAACTGCCCGGGATGCTGGCAAAAGGCGAATGGCGTGCCGGTGCACCATTCAGGGGGCATGCCGGTTTTCATATCTGGACGGGCTACAGCCCGAACTCAAATGCCTCCTGGCCGAATCTGGTCGCCGAATGGCTGAGGGTGAAGGACGATCCGCTGATGCGCCAGACATTCATCAATACCACGCTGGGCGAGCCTTACGAGGATGCAGGCGAGTTTGCGATGAGTGAACAGCGGCTGATTGCCCGTGTCGAGGTCTGGGGAGCGGAGGTGCCGTATGGCGTGCTCCTGCTGACCGCCGGGGTGGATACGCAGGATGACCGCTTCGAAATCACCGTTCTCGGCTGGGGCATGAACGAAGAATGCTGGGTGATTGCGCATGACGTGATTTTTGGTGACCTTGAAACAGAAGAGCCGTGGGAGCGCCTTGATGCGTATCTGAAGCAGGTCTGGCGGCGGGCTGACGGTTTCGGGCTGACGCTCTCGGCGGTCTGCCATGACTCGGGCGGTCATCACACCAACAAAGTGTATGAGTTCTCGAAGGCGCGTATCGGGCGTCGTATCTGGGCGACAAAAGGTGAGTCCGCCACTGGCGGCAAACGTAATCCCGTCTGGCCGACGCGCAGTGTTTCTTCCCGCAACCGGAAATCCTTTCGCCCCGTCATTCTGGGGGTGAACTCCGCGAAGGACGACATCAGGCACCGGCTCCATATTGAGCCGGATCCGGCAGGCGCGCCTGCCGCAGGCTGTATCCATTTTCCGTCGTTTCTGGATTTGCATTATTTCAGTCAGCTGCTCTCTGAGCGTCTGGTGCGTAAGGAGAACGGCGGGCAGGTGTACCGTGTCTGGGAGCTGTCTGCCGGACGGGCGAATGAGGCGCTGGACTGCATGGTGTACGGTTACGCGGCCCTGAAGGGGCTGCTGCATCACGGTCTGAAACTGAACCGTCTGGCTGAACGGGCGGCGCAGGATCTGTCATTCCTGGAGCCGCCTCCCGCGCAGCCGGAAGAAAAAATCAGTTTAAGTATGCCGGGCGCAAAAGCACCGGAGATACCCCGTAAGAAAATACCGCTGCATATGAGGCTTGCAGGAGTGAGACGATGATGAATACCCCCGGCGTGTTTGCCGGAATGTCAAAAGAACAACTGAAGACGGCACTGAATGAAGCTCAGGCGGCCTATATTGAGCTGCTTTCAGGGCGGCGTGGCGTGAGTTTCTCCTATGCACAGGGAGACGGCACGCGCACCGTGACTTATTCACAGGCCAGCAGTGCTGATTTGCTGGCGCTGATCGCGACGCTCCAGCGGGCGCTGGGGATAAGGACGAGAAGGTCTCTGAGCGTGCGTTACTGAGGTGAGCGATGATAGTCGATAAAAATGGCAGACCTTTTCCGCAACAGACGGAAAAAAAACGCGCACTGAATGACAGCGGGCGGATCCCCTACGACTCTGCCGGTTTCTCGCACGGTTCGGTGGCGGGCTGGAACCCGGTACTGTGGTCACCGGACAATGAAGTGAATATCTGGCGTAACCGTATGGTTGCCAGAATGCGCGACCTTGTCCGCAATGACGGCTGGGCGAATGGCAGTATCACCCGTCTGCTGGACAATGCCATGGGGGTGGTTTTTCGCCCGAGGATGAAGCCTGACTACCGGATGCTGGCAGAGATGAGCGGCAACCGGGCATTTGATGCAGACTGGGCGGATGAGTACGGGCGCTGTGTGGAGGCACACTGGCGCAACTGGGCCAGTGATGCCGGGTGTTACTGCGACCTTGAACGCAGACAGACCCTGTCGCAGCTTTTCCGGCTGGCATTCCGCCACAAGATGATCGACGGCGATGCGCTGGCGGTCATCCACTGGCGACCGGACAGAATAGCCCCCGGTCGCGGGCGTTACGGTACGGTGGTACAGGTGATTGACCCCGACCGGCTGAGTAACCCGAACGATGCGTTTGACATGCCGCATATTCGTGGCGGTGTGGAAATTGACGCGGACGGGGTGCCGGTAGCCTATCACATCCGGTCCGCACACATGGGGGACTGGTGGAGCGGCAGTGACACGATGCACTGGGAACGCGTGCCGCGTGAAACGTCGTGGGGAAGGCCGGTGGTGGTGCATGACTTTGATCATGACCGTGCGGGCCAGCATCGTGGTGTCGGTATTCTCAATCCCGTGGTTCAGCGTCTGAAAATGCTTATCAAGTACGACCAGGTGGAGCTGGAAGCCGCCATCATCAATGCCATGTTCGGTTTTTTCATCACGTCGCCCTATGACCCGAAACTGACAGAAGATCTGATGAGTGACGCGGAGGTGATTAATGGCTACCAGGATGCGCGCATGAAGTATCACGATACTAACCGGATTTCGATGTCGGGCGTGCGTATTCCCATTACGTTCCCCGGCGAAGAGCCAAAAGCCGTGAGCGCCGCCCGCCCGGTCAGTAACTTTAAGGAGTTCGAGGGCACGGTGCTCAGGAATATTGCCGCTGCACTGGGTCTGTCCACCCAGCAGGTGACACAGGACTGGTCGGACGTTAACTACAGCTCTGCCCGCGCGGCACTCCTTGAGGCGTGGAAAACACTGACCCGCCGTCGTGATGAGTTTGCGGTTGGCTTTGCCCAGCCGGTGCTGACGGCGTTTCTGGAAGAGCTGCACGAAGAAGAGGATTTGCCGCTGCCTGCAGACGCACCGGATTTTCTGGCGGCGCGGGCCGCTTACACCCGTGCCCACTGGATGGGACCGGGGCGTGGCTGGGTGGATCCGGTCGCGGAGAAAAAAGGGGCGATTCTGGCGATGGAGGCCGGCATGTCCACGCTGGAAATCGAAGTGGCTGAGAACGTGGGGGAAGATTTCGAGGACATTCTCGATCAGCGGGCGCGAGAAGAGCGGGCCTTTAAGGAAAGAGGCCTGACACCGCCTTCCTGGTTTCAGGCAGAGCAGTTTGCCTCCACACCGACGGGCAGTGACCCGGCAGAGCCGAAGGAGCCTGATGTTTCATGAATCAACTTGCACTGTTAAGCCAGCGCCTGCTGAACACGCCGCTGGCCATTCATCCGCGAAAAGCGGAAATCATTGTTACGGCACTGGCAGAACGACTCGGGATCACCCGGATAAAAACGGGGGCCTGGTATGACGATGATGAAGACGATTTCTGCCGTCCCGCCCGTGAAAGCGGGTACGACATTCTGGAGGGGATCGCCATCATTCCCGTGCACGGCACCCTGGTACAGAAACTGGGGACGCTACGGCCTTACTCCGGCATGACGGGGTATGACGGCATCCGGCGAAATTTTCTGACGGCGCTTAACGACCCTGATGTGAAGGGCATCTGTCTTGATATCGATTCACCCGGCGGAGAAGTGGCCGGGTGTTTTGATCTGGTGGACACGATTTTTGCCTGTCGCGGGCAGAAACCGGTGCACGCCATTCTCTCGGAGTCGGCGTACTCGGCGGCCTATGCCCTTGCCAGTGCCGCAGACCGGATCCTGGTCCCCCGCACGGGCGGCGTGGGATCCGTCGGTGTCATCTACGTGCACTGTGACATGTCGCGCCAGATGAAGGATGAGGGGCTGAACGTGACCATCATCACCTGCGGCAGCCGGAAGGCGGAGACCAGTCCGCTGCGTCCGCTGAGTGAGGCGGCACAGGCGGCACTTCAGGCGGACACTGACGCTGCAGGCACGCTTTTTATCGAAACCGTTGCCCGCAACCGTGGCATCAGCGCGGATGCGGTGCGTGCACTTGAGGCCCGGACGTTGCGGGCTGACGAAGGGGTGCAGGCAGGGCTTGCCGACGACGTGATGTCGCCGGATGAGGCCTTTTCTTTTCTGTTAAAGGAGACAGCAAACAATGGGTAAATTTTCTTTCATGCACCTGGTAGGCATGGGCGGTCGTTCGCGAATGGATGACGATCCGGAGGACAAACGCGACGGGGAGAATGCGGAGGATGACGAGGACCGTCGCGAAAGCCGTAAGGCGCGCTCCCGTGCGGATGACGACGATAACGACGACGACGGGCAGGCGGATGACGACGATGACCGCCGCGAAAGCCGTAAGGCGCGCTCCCGTGCGGATGATGACGATAACGACGACGATGAAAACGCAGAAGACGACGATGACGAAGAAAAGGCCCGCGCCAGCGAACGTCATCGCTGCGCAGCCATCTTCGCCACGCCGTATGCAGCGAAAAATCCGGCCCTTGCCGCAGAGCTGGCCTTCAACACCCGCATGAGTGTGAAACAGGCCAGAGCCGTGATGAAAGCGGCGGTGGCAGGGGGCGCAGGCCAGAAAGGCGGACTGACTGCCCGTATGCAGCATGTACCACAGCCGGGAACCGGACGTGATGTCCGCCCTGCACCGACGGAGGCGCACGCGATGGCACAGCACGCCATGAAACTGTACAACGAGGCGACGGGAGGTAAAGCGCAATGAGCACATACGGAAACAACCCGTCGGTACCGGGTTACTGGTCCGGTGCATACCAGCCGGACCAGCTGCTGTGCGGACCGCTTCAGGTGGTCACAAAAACTGTGACCATCACTGGTGGCGAGGTGTATCAGCGAGGTACGGTGCTGGGGCGCATGACGGAAAGTGGGGCGTACACCCTCTGCAAGCAGGGGGCAGGCGTGACGGACGGCAGCGAAACGCCGGTGGCGATTCTGGCGGACATGGCGGATGCCTCGTCCGGTGATGTGCTGGCCGGTGTCTACCTGATGGGTGAGTTCAACGCAAACCGGGTGATTTTTGATGAAAGCTGGGACATTGATGATCTGAGCGTGGCGCTGGAGAAAGAGAAAATCTTTCTGCGCAATCCGGTCACGGTACCGTGATCTCCCCTCTGACAGCCTGACAGCCGCATGATGCGGCTTTTTTTATGGGATTTTTATGAGCGAAAAAGACTTTAATCTGCTGTACGACACCGCGTTTCTGGCGCAGGTGGTGCCGAACCTGTTTGTGGCTCAGAACTGGCTGCTGGACAGTTTCTTCCCGAATATCGTGCTGAGCGATACGGAGTATGTGGCCATTGATGTGGAAGTGGGCGCACGCCGTATGTCACCGTTCTGCTCCCCTCTGGTGGAAGGACCAATGGTTGAGGCCCTGCCGTACCAGACCAACACCTTCAGACCGGCCTACATCAAGGATAAGCGCGTTCCCGATTTGCTTCGTCCGGTGCGCCGTATGATCGGCGAACGCCTGGGCGGGCGTGAGTACACGCCAGCAGAGCGTGCAATGCTGAACCTCCAGTACGAGATGGCCGACCAGATCAACATGCTGAACCGTCGTCTTGAATGGATGGCGGCACAGGCGCTCCAGTACGCGAAGGTGACGATCGCCGGTGAGGGCTACCCGACCACGGAAGTGGATTTTCGTCGTGACAGCGACCTGACGGTGACACTGAGCGGGGATGATGTCTGGCCTTCTGAGGAAAGCAGCACGATCCCGACCTCCTGCCTTGAGGCGTGGGCGACGCTGATGCTGAAAAAATCCGGTGCGTACCCGACCGAGGTGATTTTCACGCCGTCAGCCTGGACAGCGTTCATGAACGACAGTTTCATTCGTGAGAACGCCATCAACATGCCCGCCCTGAACCCGACCAGCAACGTGGTGAACCCGGGGACGCAGATCAACACCGGTGCGGTGTACAAGGGCAGGTGGGGGAACTTCAACCTCTGGCTGTATAACGACTGGTTCATCGATCCGGATGACGGAACCGAAAAACCGATGCTGGATGACGGCAACGTCATTCTGACCGGGGCGGCCCTGATGGGGACCCGCGCGTTCGGCTGTATCATGGATCCGGCGTTTAATTACGGCCAGATGGCCTATGCCCCGAAAATGTGGGATCAGCAGGATCCGGCACAGCGTTTCCTGATGATGCAGTCGGCACCGATTGTCATCCCGTCCCGTGTCAATGCGTGCCTGTGCGCGTCGGTGGTGTGAGATGGCGTCCGGCAAAAAGGGCGCGCCGGTTGACTATGTTGTGCTGCGCGGTTGTGTGCAGCACAACGGACAACGGGTGGCGCAGGGTAATGTGATCACCCTGAGCGAAAGCGAGGCGCAGCGTCTTCTGCGTCTGGGGGTGATTGTTCCACTGGCGGAGATGAAGGGTGATGGCCGGACCGGTTGACTGGGACAAAAATCTGTTGTCCCCGTTGTTCGGGGTGTTTGGTGAGGAATGCGAACACCGCCCGCGTGGCGGTGAGGCGTACCGGCTGACCGGGATTTTTGACCGGGCGTACACGCAGCAGCTTGTCGGCGAGGACGGGGGCACGGAATCAAACTCCACGCTGCCCGTGCTGGGCGTGCGGGATGCGGCGTGTCGCGTGAAGCCGAAGCAGGGCGATATTTTCCTCATCGTGCGCACGGGGGAGCTGTATATCGTGCGGGATGTGCAACCGGACAGCCACGGCGGCACGCGACTTGAACTGAACAGGGTGAAGTGATGAATACCGCAGAAGCCAGAAAAATTGTCACCCGGGCACTGAACGACTGTTCCGGTTTTGGCGGTCGGGTGTATTCCCCGCGCACCCTGCCGGTGATGCCGGACCAGTACCCGCTCATCATTGTGTCCGTGCAGTCCGAACACAAGGTGTCACAGGGGCGGCATGTGCCGCAGTTCACCACCACCACGACCCTGCGTATCGACGGTCGCGTGCTGGCGTATGACAGCGGGGACGAGACGGAAAATGCAGCAGGCGTGGCGTGGGAAGAGGCGGAGGCGATGAAGGAGGCGATAGAGCGTGCCGTCATCGGTAATCCGGACGTCCGCATGAAGTTTCAGCAAATCAGCAGGATCCGGTCGCATATCGGCGTGGATTCCGACGGTGAAGCGCACACCGGTATTGTGGTGCTGGAGCTGGATCTGGAGTACTACCAGGGGCCGGAGGATTTCTTCCCGTCTGAGATTGTCCCGCTGCGTGAGGTGAACGTGCGCGGCGTGTATCCGTCATTCCGCCTGCATTTTGATTTGTCTGCCGGTGATGAAACCGGCAGTGAAACCTGACAGGAGAAATTCCATGTTTGTGAAACCTGTACCGGGGCGCAGGGTGCGCTACCCCGGCGACCCGTCACGTCTGCTGCCTGATGAGGGGGCGGAGGTGCCGGATCGTGATTTGTTCTGGCGACGCCGCCTGAAGCAGGGGGATGTGGTACTGGCTGACAGGGCCACCACGGCAGCCACCGGCAAAGTGACCGCGTCCACGACAGCAACAGGCAGCACGTCTGCCAGCACGGCGAAAGGGGGTGATGCATGACGGTATCGTTCAGCAATATCCCGTCAAATCTCCGTGTGCCACTGTTCTATGTTGAAGTGGACAACTCAATGGCGAACAGCGCCACGGAGACGCAGCGCACCCTGCTGATTGGTCAGATGACGGCTGCGGGAACGGCCACGGCAGGGACGGCATACCGCTGTTCATCGGCCTCCATGGCTGCCGGGCTGTGCGGGGAAGGCTCCATGCTGCATACCATGCTGATGGCCTACCTTAAAAATGACAGCTACGGAGAGACCTGGCTGCTGCCGCTGGCAGATGATGACAGCAGCATGACGACGGCCACAGGCAGTATATCTGTTGACAGTGTGCCGACGGCATCCGGCGTTATTTACCTGTACATCGCAGGCACCCGCGTGCGCCTGACGGTGAAGCCAGCGTACACGCGGGCAGAGATTGCCAGTCTGCTGGCAGACAGAATCAACGCCACCTCCGGGCTGCCGGTGACGGCCTCCGTGCCCCGTGATGGCACGACCGTTGAGCTTACGGCCAGAAATGCCGGTGAGACGGGAAACACCATTGATATCCGGCTGAACTATCTCGGGTCATCCGGCGGCGAGTCCACCCCGGACGGCCTGACGCTGACCATCACGGCGATGAGTGGCGGGGAGGGTGCGCCGGACCTTGCGGATGCGCTCGCCTCTCTGGGCGACCGCACGTTTGATTTCATTGTCCTGGCGTATTCCGACACCACATCGCTCAACGACATGAAGGATTTTCTGTCGGATGACGAAGGTCGCTGGGCGTGGGACAAACAAATTTACGGCCATGCCTTCACGGCGGTAAACGGCAGCTATGGCGAGCTGGCAGACAAGGGAGAGCGCCGCAACGACCAGCACATGACACTCTGGGGAGTGTATGACGGTCCGAACACCTCATATGACTATGCCGCCGCGATGGTGGGGGCGCTGGCGCAGTCGGTCCGCAACGATCCGGCGAGACCCACCCAGACGCTGCCGGTATCCGGTGTGCTGGCCCCGCCGCTGGCAAGCCGTTTCACCCTGACGGAGCGGAACACGCTTCTCTACAGCGGTATCTCAACCTTCACGGTGTCGGCCGACGATACGGTGACGCTTGAGAATACCATCACCACGTACCAGACCAACCGATACGGTGCGACAGACGACAGCTACCTGCAGATCGAGACGATGTACACGCTGATGTATGTATGCCGCGACATGCGCACACAGGTGACCTCGAAGTTTGGACGGATGAAGCTGGCAGATGACGACGCGAATATTCCGGCAGGGGCTGCGATAGCCACACCTGCGATTATTCGTGCTGAGCTGATCGCCCGGTTCCGGACGCTGGCGAGCAACGGCTACGTGCAGAATGCGGATGCGTTTGCGGAGCAACTGGTGGTTGAGCGTGACAGTGACAACCCGAACCGCGTGAACGTGGTGTGGCCGGGCCGCCTGATGAACCAGTTACGCATCTTTGCGGTGCTGAACCAGTTCAGGCTGAACAGCCGCAGCGATTAACCATGATGCCGCCTGCGGGCGGCTTTTTTACGGGAGACGATGATGAGTCAGAACGCGTTAGCGGGCACCTGTACCGTGACGATTGACGGCGTGTCGGTCAATGTGGCCGGAACGTTCAGATATTCCGTGGGTGAAATCGAGCGTGAAACGCTCACGGGGATGAGCGGCATACATGGCTTTAAGGAGTCGTACAAAGCGCCGTTTATCGAGATGACGGTGCGTGATTCCGGTTCACTGTCACTGAAGGATTTTGCGGCATATACGGATGTGACGGTGGCGGCCTATCTGGTGAACGGCAAGACCATTCTCGGTCAGAACATGTGGCTGACTGGCCGGATTGAGACAGACAACAACGATGCAACCTTTACGGCCCGTTTTGAGGGGCGGGAAGTGACGGAGAGCTGACAATGAATGAGAAACAGACCGAAGAACTGGTGGTGACGCTGAAACGTCCGGTGAAGGATCCGGATACCAGGACCGAGTTCCGTGAGCTGCGACTGAAAGAGCCGGTGCTGTTCCAGGCGGAGGACTTTCACCGCAATACCGCCTCACTGGGCGCAATGGCGGCCATGCGTGAGCTGATTGCGGCAGTGGCGGGCGTGCCGTCTGCCCCGCTGAAATTCATGGCGGTGTCCGATTACAAAAAGTGTGAGCGGTTCCTGACGGGTTTTTTCCTAGAGGCCTGAGCCAGTGGCAGGCGAGGGCGGCTGAACTGACGTGGTTCTTTCACTGGTCCCCGCGCGAGGCGTGGGGGCTGACGTCAGGGGAAATTCTCTGGTGGTTGTCACAGGCAGAGCGGATCAACAGGCTGAGGAGTGGCGATGGCGGGTAATGCTTTTGTTTTTGAGCTGAATGCAAAGGGTAACGCGGATGCGCTTTTACTGAGAGCCTCAGAGGCTGCAGGACTGCTGGCAGGTAACGCAGAGCAGGCGGCGGCCAGCGTGTCAGGTCTGTCTGAGGAGCTGGGTGAAGTAAATGACACGTCCCTGAACGGGGCATCCGGTGCGGCGGATGCGCTGGGCGGGAAGATAACGCAGATCCACGATTCGGTTACGCTACTGATGAACGCGCTGCTGGCCACAGACAGGGCGGGTAACAGGGCGCTGGGAAGGGAGAGTCAGGAGAATGCGGACAGGATGTCCGGATATTTTGAACGGCTGTCCCGGCTGGGGAAGGACACGTCACAGCATTTCGGGGATATTGTGCCGCCGCTGCGCAATGTCGGGGCACTGTCATCAGAGTTGTTCAGTGCGCTGGGGCGCGGAGGTCTTGCGGGGCTTGTGGTCGCTGGCGGTGGCATGGCGGTGAAGGCGGTCGTCAGTAATCTTTATGATGCCTCGAAAGCGGCATACAGCCTGGATGTGAACGCAAGGAACGCCGGAATGCGCGTGAGTGCGTTCAGCCGCTTTGCCGGGGTGTTCCGTCTGATGAGCCTGTCGGCAGATCAGGCACAGGCGGAGACCGGTGCACTGTTCACGACACTGAACGATGCGCTGAACACCCGTTCACCGGAGGTCACGGGCATTCTTAACCAGTTTGGTGTGAAGCTGGCGGAGAATAGCGACCACACGGTGAACCTGGAAAAGAGCACGCAGAACCTGATTGATGCCTTCGGGCGACTGAACAGTTCGTCGCAGAAGGTGGTGGCAGACGCGCTGGGGCTGTCGGATGCACAACTGGCGCTGCTGCGGGGAACGAAAAACCTGAATGCGGCGCTGGCGGAGTCCGATCGTCTGGGGCTGTCGATGCCGGACAGTCTGAATGCGAAGCTGGTTCAGGCGAACAGCAACCTGAACCGTCTGTCAGCCGCGTGGGATGGTTTCACCGGCAGGATGAAGGCGAAGGTACTGGGCAGTGATGCTGTCACCGCCTCCGTGGACTGGGCGACCGATGTCCTGACCGGTCAGCGCAGCAGTCAGCAGAAAACGGGGGACCGTCTGTCAGAGCTGCGCGGTTATCTGTATGCCCATCCGGAGCAACTGAAATCACTGACGTCCCGGCAAAGATACAATCTCGATAACAATATCGCGACATCAGATCTCCTGGAGATGCACACGCGTCTGTCCGGTCAGCGGTCCGACAGACTGAATGCGCTTACCACGATGCTGAATGACGATCTGTCGAAAGTTATGGTGTCTCCGGCCCTGTCACAGATCACGTCACCACAAAAAAACGGTGCCGGTGGTCGTGATATCACCCCTGAACTGCGGGCGCATTTTGCGGCACTGGAGAAGCAGTACAACCTGCCGGAAAACACGCTGTACGGTCTGGCCATGACGGAGTCGTCCGGGCGGGCGGATGCTGTCGGGCCGCTCACCCGTTACGGCACGGCAAAGGGGATGTTTCAGTTCATTGACCCGACGGCCCGGGAGTATGGTCTTTCCGGTATGGATGTATTCAACCCTTACCGGGCCTCGGAGGCAGCCGCCAGAAAACTGGCGGGGCTGATGGCGCAGTATGGTGGTGACATGCAGCGCGCCTTTCAGGCGTACAACTGGGGCGAAGGCAATATGAGCGCCTGGCTTCGCGGACAGAAGGGGATGCCGCAGGAGACACAGACCTACGCGCTGAAGGTGTTCAGGCACATGTCACAGGTATCCGGCGGCAGCATCATCATGCCGCAGTCCGGCAGTTCAGGGACTGACGTGCGGGATGAAATCAGTCGCGGTTTCAGCGAAAACAAAATCCGGCTGGACATTAACGTCACCAACACCGCCACGGGGCAGACAACCCGACGGACGGTGAAGGGGGGCGCGGTGGTCACGGCGATGGATGTGTGAGGAGCAGAAGATGGGCATTATCACAGACGCGGTGTCATCCGCCCTGGGGCTGTCTTCCTCCGGCGGGTGGGAGTGGCAGTCGCATATTCACCAGGCGTCATTTTGTGGCGTGCCGTTTGGCGTGATTGCCGGAGAGGGGGTATATGGTCGCCGGGTGGCGGTGCATGAATACCCGTACCGCGATACGGTCTGGGTGGAAGACCTGGGGCGCAGCGCCCGGAAGTTCACACTGCGCGGGTTCCTGATACAGGACAGTCTGGTGTACAGCGCGGGGGATGTGTTCAGTCAGCGGGATGCCCTGGTGGCGGCCTGTGAAACATCCGGCGGAGGTCTGCTGGTCCATCCGACGCTGGGTGAGATGACGGTGTATGTCCCGGACGGAGGTCTGCGTATTGAAGAGGGCGTGGAGTCCGGGCGTGTGTTTTCGTTCACGCTGACCGTCATTGAGTCAGGGGAAAAAGCGTTTTCACTGGTGACGGGGACAACCTCCACGTCATCGGAGACGTGGTATCAGACGCTGACCACAACGGCCACCGTGACGCTGGCGGCGATTACCGGTGAGATGAACAGTGTCACCGGCGCGGTAAAAACGATAAAGAGCACGGTGAGCGCGTGGAAGACGATATTTTCGCGGGCGGTGACGTCGGTGACCAGCATGACCAGCACGGTGTCATCCCTGTATTCGCCTGACAGTTACGGGCGTTACTGTCGGGGCAGTGATACGCCGTCGGGCAGCACGGCCTCGTCGCTTGCAACGTGGCTTGCCACCACGGATGCGGATGATGACAGTATCCTGGAAACCATTCAGGCCTGCTCCGTGCAGGACCGGTCGGCGGCGGAGTCGGCGACAGCGGTGCTGGAGGATATCACATCCGTGTCCGGTGCCGTGTCCGCGATACAGGCGGTCATTATCACTCTGGCGGAGGCCACGGGCAGCGACACGGAGAAAATCCGCGTCATGGCTGAGATTGCGTCGGCGGAAGACGGGACGTATTACGAAGGGGAGGCGGCAAATGCCATCTCTGCGGCGGTGCAGGCCCTTATCCGCACACTGGGGGCCGGAGCGATGCTGTGGCGGCTGATGCAGTATTCCCCCCGTGGTCACGACGACGCGGTGTTGGTGATGCGGAAGGCCCGCACGGTGACGGAAACCGTCCTGCTGTTACTGGCTGACCGTACGGATGACGACAGTTATGACGCGCTGAATGCGCAGTACACGCAGTTTGTCACCCACTGGCAGACGAATTATCTGTCACAACAGGACGTGATGAAGGTGACCAGCCGCTCACCGCAGCCGTCGCTGGCGCTGGCAAACCGGCTGTATCAGGACGCCTCGCGTGCGGACGAACTGGTACAGGCGGTCTCTCCCGTCCATCCGGCGTTCATGCCGCTTTCCTTCACAGCGAGAAACACATGAGTACAACCACAGATGACACCCTGACGCTGAAGGTGAACAACACCGTCATGTCGGGATGGAGCCATATCCGGGTGACGCGGGGTATTGAGCGCCTGCCGTCGGATTTTGAGCTTTCGCTGACGGACTGGTATCCGCAGGAGGGCTTTCAGCTGGCCCCGCCGGGGAGCAACTGCACGATATCCATTGGTGATGACCGGGTGATGACCGGCTATGTCGACCAGTGGGTGAACACCCTGACGCCGCAGTCGCATGATATCCGGGTGACGGGCAGGGGAATGTGCCAGGACCTTGTGGACTGCGCCGCCTGGTGGGAGAACAACATGATAAAGGGCGGCGATGCGCTGGCCATCATCAGAAAACTGGCGTCGGTGTACGGCATCACGGTGACGACAGACATCGACAGTTTCACCACGGTGCCGGATTTTGTCATCAACTGGGGGGAGTCGTCGCAGCAAATCATTGACCGCATCTGCCGGTATGAGGGGCTGCTGTATTACGACCTGCCGGATGGCAGCCTGTTCCTGACGCGGGCAGGAACGGCGTCGGCAGCCAGCGGGGTGACGCAGGGGGTGAACCTGCAGAAGGCGGAGTACACACGAAGCATGAATGAACGGTTTTCGGAATACACCGGGCTGTCGGTGTCGGTGAACAGCCTCAGCGAGCTGTCACCGGCATCCGGTTATGACAGCGTGCTGCTGGCGACGGCCCGTGACCCGGAAGCCGCCGGTATGCGCACCCGTCGTCACGTGACGATAGTGGAGAGCACGCTGATGACGACGGGGTGTGCACAGCAGGCGGTGAACTGGGAAATGAACCGGCGCTACGGGCGTTCCATGGCAGTGAACGTCACGGTGGACAGCTGGCGTGACAGTGCGGGAACGCTGTGGCAGCCCAACACCTTTGTGCCGGTGAGCATACCGGCACTGGGGGCGGACAGTCTGAACTGGCTGGTCTCTGAGGTGACGTTCAGCCGTGACGATGAGACGGGGACCACGGCATCGCTGGTCCTGATGCCGCCGGAGGCGTTCAGCGTGCAGCCGTACCGTTTTTATTCCGGCGTGGCCGGAAGGGATGTGTCGTCATGAATCCTGTACAGGTGCTTTTTCGCCGTCTGGTGTCACTGCTGAGCGTGGGGCGCGTGACGGCGGGTGATGACAGCGGTGTGGTGCAGACCGTGCAGGTGCAGAGTCCGTCAGAGGTACGCAGCGACACGCCGGTTCTTCAGCAGTTTGGTTTTTCCTCGGTGCTGCCCGACGGAACGGATGTGGTGGTGATGAGTCTTGCCGGTAACCGCAGCAGCGCGGTGGTGGTGGCGTCCGGCCATCAGTCATACCGGATTAACGGTCTGAGCAGCGGTGAGGTGGTGGTCTACAACCAGTGGGGGCAGTTCGTCCGTCTGGGTGAGGACGGGATTGTGGTGGAGGCCTCCGGGCAGCCGGTGACGGTGAACAGGGCCACCACGCTGAAGGTAACGGCGACGGACGGGGTCACCCTTGAAACGCCGTCGCTGAAGGTGACGGGGGATATCACGGACAACTGTGAAACCAACAGCACCACGCTGAAGGCGCTGCGGGAGGCATACAACATCCACACCCACCCGGTCAGCGGTGTGGAGAGCGGCGGCAGCACGGTGACAAGTCAGGCAACCACGGGGACGGTGTGAGATGAGCGATATCACGCTTTTGTACGATGAAGAGGCGCTGCGGTGCGACTGGTCCGTGGGCACAGGTGACATTGTCTGCGGAAATGATTTGCAGACGGCCATTCTCATCAGCCTGTTCACGGACAGGCTGGCGGATGCATCAGATGAGACGGATGACGGAAACCGGCGCGGATGGTGGGGTGACCTTGAGCAGGACTACCGGGTCGGCTCCCGGCTGTGGCTGCTGCGCAGGCAGAAACTGACCACACAGGTGGCGCTTAAGGCGGAGGCATACGCCCGGGAGGCGCTGCAGTGGCTGAAGGATGACGGCGTGGTGGCCTCGCTGGATGTGGAGGCGTGGATAGTGCCGCCAGACCGGCTGTACATGACCATTGCATACCAGCGTCCGGATGCGGACACGACGGAATACCAGAAATTTTACCGGGTGTGGGAGGTATGAGATGCCGTTTGAGCGTCCCGGATTAAGCGAACTGCGTGAGAAAAGCCGGTCGTATGTGACCGGCCAGCTGGATGAGGCCGGTGCCCTGCTGCGGTTTTCCACGCTGGGGATTCTGGCGGATGCCGTGGCGGGCATGACGCATCTGCATTACGGCTATCTTGACTGGATAGCGCAGCAGTGCACACCGGCCACGGCCACCGGGGAATATCTGGCGGCGTGGGGGGCACTGAAGGGCATCATCCGCAGGGCAGCAGTGGCGGCCACCTGTGAGGCGGTGCGCTTTACTGGCACACCGGGCAGCACGGTGAGCGCGGAGGCGGTGCTGAACCGTGCGGACGGGTATCAGTACACGCTGGATGAGGATGTGAGCATTGACAGTGACGGCAGCGGCACGGGGAGCATCACGGCGGTGCTGCCGGACCCGACGGATGACCGCACCGGCGGTGGTGATGACGGTAACGCGGATGCCGGAACGACCCTGACACCGGATGTCACCTGGTCAGGCATCGACTCAACGGTGACGATGGTGAGTGCCGCCACCGGCGGCAGTGACACTGAGGATGAGGAAGCGTACCGCCAGCGCGTGCTGTATGCGTACCAGAACCCGCCTCAGGGCGGGGCGGCGGCGGACTATGTGCAGTGGGCGCTGGAAGTTCCCGGTGTGACCCGTGCATGGTGTGTGAACCGTGCACTGGGGTTCGGGACGGTGGGTGTTTACATCATGACGGACGGAGATGATGAAGACAACGCCGGGGGCTTTCCTGACGGCACGGACGGGGTGGCAACGGATGAGGACTGGACGGACCGGAAAGCCACGGGGGTGCAGCTGACGGTGGCGGACCATATCCGGCAGTACCAGCCGGTCACGGCGGTGGTGTACGTGATGTCGCCGGTGGCCAGAAGCATTGATTTTGAGATACAGGGGCTGAGCAGTGCCACGGCGGCACTGAAGGCACGGGTGGAGAGTGCCATCAGCGAGGTGCTGTACAACGTGGGTGAACCGGACGGCAGCGGGGTGATTCACCTTTCAGACCTCTGGTACGCCATTGCGGACACAGAGGGGACAGACGGGTTCATTCTGGTGTCTCCTGACAGCAACATCACGCTGTCGCAGGGAGAGCTGCCGGTGACCGGAACGATAACCTGGGCAACATGAGGAACAGG